ATTATAGTTTGCACTACTTCCAATTAATATAATATCTAATACCGGAGCATCTGTTTCTAGAAATTTATAGAATGATCTCGCAATTTTCAATAAACCTAATCGCAATTTAGGATGTAACTCGGTACCATTCCAAAGTTTTGGATTTAGTGTAGACTGAGTTTCATATTCATTAATCATTCGATATCCAATTCGCGTTTTAATGTAAGTATCTCTTCTTCCGAATATCCCTTTTCACGCAGTGTTGCTAATCGATCAGTGGTTTGTCCAGATGCATTTTTAAAATCGATTTTTATTTGAGATCCAACCGTACTAATAGTACTCGGTTCATCGACAGTCGCAGATTGGTCTGCATTACCAACTGATCCGATTCCTAACCCAGCTGCAACTCCAGTTACAGCAGCTACTGGTTGCTCTACATATGTTTTTAAGTAGTTATTATATACCATATACAACGCCGGCATGATAACTCCTTGTGGATTATCTTCTGTGTCCCATCCAATTTTTTCTGCGAAATCTTCTAATTCATTGTATACAATATCAACGTTCTTTGGATTTGACAATCGATATGAATCTAATTTAATTATTTTAGAAAACATTTCAGGCATTCCCGCAGTAGCTACTGCCCCAGGTCGAAATATGTTAGATGCTTGTGAAAATGTATTTTCAACATATGTTTTATACAATTTATTATCAGTGGATGTTCTGGCAATATAATCTGATATCTTTTTCCATTTTAATGGATCGGTCTGTTTAACATTATCCATCCAATCTCTAATTTGAGAAAAAGATTTTACTTGAAGCCACGGAGGTATTCCAAATGATGCCGCTTCCGCAGCTGAATACTTTTTATTGCTTTTAAATATAAGTGCAGTTTTATCTGGACTATTTATTAGTTGCTTTGCCCATCGAACATCCATCGCATCCTTAAGCAATTTTAATTCTCTTGTACCTACTCCATATTTTTTTAAGATATTTTTAGCAGTGCTATATACACCAACAGATCCAATAGTTAACACTTTATTTAAAACATTACCACCAGTTTTAGCAGCTTTTGATGCTTTAGCTGCCGCAACAACTTTTGATGCAAAAGATTGTCTAATAGGCCTAGTTACTGTGTTGTTTAATGAACCAATAACTCGATCTATTTGTCTGTCAACCCCAGGTCCGAAGTATTTCTTTCCCTTTAAAAGAATGTTAGCCACAGCATCGCCTTTATCAGCTACTAGTTTTAAATGAGACTTGCTAAGTTTACCAGACGCAACTGCTTCTTGATAAAATTTAGTTAACTGTGTAATACTACTGCTAGATCCACCTGCAGCTTGTTTCCAAATTTTAGATGCCGAACTCATTCCGCCTAAAGTTTGTATAGCACCTTTAAAACCTAATTTTATACCAGATCCTACAACTGGTATGATTGCAACTAAAGATAAAGTACCTTCTAAATATTTACCTCTAGAAAAATATATTATAGCATTAACAGCATCTATTATATCACCATATCCTGGAATCAATCCAAGCCAATCCATTGCAGTTTGAATAGTATCAATGGTAGATGGAGCTTTGTCGCGAGCTTGTTTTGCTGTAATTGCTTGTTGTTTTTGTTTGCTTTGTTTCTGTTTTCTTAACGACGAAACTTTAATTACTTCTAATTCGTTGCCATCAACTGATAATTTAGGTGTACCGCCGGTTTCTGAATAGTTCCACGTTGTTTCGGTGTTTGATGATTGAATATATGCAGTACCATCACTAAATAATTGTACCATGCCTATTTCAGGATCATCAAATGAATATGTTCTTAACCCAGAAAAGTTTCCTGGTGTTTCACCAGACGATCGAAATAGTTGATCAACTTTAGTCCATTTGGGTGAAGTTTGTTCTTGTATTAGTTGTTCCGTAAGAACAGATTCAACTTCTTCCTGTATAATTGTATTTATTACTTTAAATTTTGACATGATACATCGTATTTATTAATAAATATCACGTTTTCCAAAAGAGCTGTACTAATATTAGTGCAAATGCTAATAATAAAGATATTGCAGTTTTTGCATTAATTGCCTCATCACGAAAAATATATGTCATTAGTGTGAATATGAATATACCAGCACAAAATGAAATAAAACGTCCGGGCCAAAATAACCCACCGAATCCATACACAACATAACTAGTTGCTTCCATAAACAACCACGTGATAGGAACTCCTAGTAACATTAAAGCCCATCGCCATTCTTTTGCCCATGGCCAAATTAATGGACCATTAACTTGTATCCAAACTATAATTTGACCTAAAATAAATAGTAAAAATGATAATAGTATGTAACGATAATTCATATACTATAATATGAACTTATTACATGTATTCAAAATTATATTAATACGATTATTATCGTTCGCCTTTATGTGTATCAAATTTATCTAGAATTTGATTCAAAAGGTTTGCTTGAATGAATCCAGCCATGGATGCATTTTTTAATGCACTTAATAATTCAAAAACAATAAATGGCACCAATATTGTTTCACTTAACCAACCGGTGCCAGGAAATCCTTTTTCCACTAGCAATAACACTGTTAAAATTACAATCCATGTTACTGTGGTTCGCAATACTTTTAGTGCTTTAAATGTTTGGAAGCCTTCTCGTTTAACGCCAGCAACTATTCCAAAAAACCCGTCGAACAATACCACAGCAATTAATGCCAAATATTGTTCGACGTGATCTAAGGTTAGATTGTAAAAATATGTACTAATAAATGTCATGGTTGTTGTTAGTACAAGTGATATTGCTAATGGGATTGATTTCATTATTTTATATCATTGGATTCAATTAATGTGTATGAAAATTTATTTCCGTTTGCTGCACGAGCTATACGACAAATTGCCATAAACTCTTCGAAGTCTTTAGAACGTTTAAATACTTGGCATCCTTCTGACCAATTCTCTACAAATGTTGAGTCTGCACCAGCTTTATGAATATTGATTCCAAATACACCTTCTTGAATTTTATTTTCATCATATGTCATATCCTTGTTCGGATCACGGAATACTTTAACTGCTTTATTTTGTCCTAAGGCTTCATATTTCCCAGCATGTAATCGCATAATATGAGAATCAATATATTGTCCTTCTACTAATCGTGCTACACCCGCTTTGTTTCCATATTTCATAACGCCCTTTGTTCCAGGATCTGTTGTTGCTGGCCAGCAATGGAATTTTTCTTCACCACCAACTGTGTAAGATAATGTGATATGGTCGTCAAACAAATTTGTTACTTTGTGACCTGTGTCGGAATTTCGAGCTCCTACAATGTTTAATAGATAATCTTTACCTTCAAACCATTTGTATCCTTTTGCAATAACTGCATTCTTAACTTGCTCTAATGTATATTTAGGAGCAGCAGTTGTTTTAGAAGCTGGTTTTGCTGCAGTTTTTGATTCTACAACTATTCCCATTTTAGCTAATGTAGCAGGTCCTACTACTCCATCTGCTTTTAAACCATTCTTAGTTTGCCAAGCTTTTACTGCTTCTTCTGTCTTAGGGCCAAAGTTTCCTACTGGATCTACACCTAATACTACTTGAATTTTCTTTACAACTTCGTTGTTGTCACCTCTTTTAAGTACCATAATTAACTCTTTTTTTTTTTGTTATTACTATGTTTTTTATTTTTTTTCTTTACTGCCTTCTTGTGTAGCATACTTGATACCCATGATTGTACCAACTATTGAAAAGGCATTTGTTAATAATACACTAAACATATTACTCCATGTAGAGCCTATTATTTGTGTGTCTTGGTTTGTTATAATAGCCATCCAGTATAATGTTGTTGTTACAACTCCTACTCCTACTATAACAGCTAATGCAACTTTAACAATTATTTTTATTAGCTCACTTTGGCTTTTTTTCATCATGACATCTAAGTCATTTAGTGCTGCATCTTTTTCTATCTCAATTGCATTCTTAAGCTTTTGTGAGTTATCAAGTTCTACCTGTAAATTTGTTGTTAAGTCGTCGATTTTCTTCTTATTGTTTACAGCCTCAGTGACATCGGTTGCAATTTTAACTACATCAGTGATATTTCCTTTACTGTCTAAAACAGGATTGTAAGATGCTTGTAAATAAACAGTAGATCCATCTACTTTTCTTCTTTCAAATATTCCATCAAAATACTTACCTTTTCTTAAACTATCCCAAAACTTAGTATAGTCATCAGATTTAGAATACTCATAGCTAACAAAAATGCTGTGATGTTTTCCAATGACTTTAGCTTTTTCATTAGCTTTATAACCCATGGTTTCTAAGAATATAGAATTTGCATCTGTTATAAATCCATCAATGTTAAAACTAATAAGAGCTGTACTTCTGTTGATGGCATCTATCTGTTTCTTGCTATTGACAATTGCACTAATGTCAGTAGCAACTTTCATTATCTTGGTAATCTTGTTGTCTTCATCAAAAATAGGGTTATAAGTTGCTTGAAGATTGATAAGACTTCCATCTTTTCTTCGTCTTTCAAACTCACCTTGATAATACTTACCACTTCTTAAGATATCCCAAAACTTTTCATACTCATATGACTTTGCGTAATCTTCACATACAAACATGCTATGGTGTTTACCGATAAGATCTTCGTGTTTACCTATACCATAACCCATTGCTTCCAAAAAAATGTCATTAACGCCTAATATGATACCATTAAGATCGAAATAAATAAGAGCATTACTCCTATTAATTGCTTCTATCCTGCTTAATAACTCTTCTTTTGATAGGTTTTTCATTCGAATATTCTTTCAGTTTTACGTCAAAATTAAATTTGATAGTGACAACTAAATTAACCTAGTTCTTCTTCGTTATTATTTTGATTGTTGTTATTTTTACCTGCAAATTTTTCTAAACCTGCAATACCCAAACTACCTAAAGTAACAATAACAAATGAATTGTAAATGTATTCGTTAAGTTTCAACTCATTACCAAAGTAACCAGTTACTAAATCAACTATCATTGCCAATGTCATTACTGCGAAAGACATAAATCCAATGATTGTTTTTTCATTGTAATCGTTTGAGTTTTTAAAAATTTCATTAAACCTCATAGCATTTCCTTGTTTTTATTTGTTTAAAACAATAACCTATTCAATTTAAAGTAACTTTTTAATAAATATGTATTAGATTATATTAATAAGATTTTTTTCGTATGTTTCTAATGAATATACAGATATTTTGAGATTGCCTAATTGAAAGTCACCAATTTCACCTGAATCCTGTATAATAGATGCTAATTGTTGAATATACATGAAATCCTGGTTTGTTAATTGTAGTTTATCAAATTCTACTACAATATCATTTTCACCATGCGGATCATTGTAGCCGGTATGAAGTACTCGTTTTGTTAGATCGAATTTAGTATTCGGTTGTTCTCGATCAATGTAATGAGTTGTTATAACCTGCATATTATCTTCAATATATATTCTATCACACCACGGTTCTAATAGTTCTAATACATCTGATGTGCAATTTTTTACT